ACAAAAACAAATACAAATTTACAACTTATAGAACAAATAGTTGGTGGATATACTGCGCAATCAATCGCTGGTGGTGCTCAAACAACAGCTTTATCTATTTCTGATTCTGGAACTGGTGATGTAGCAGGCCATAGAATTATTGAGTTTACCGGAACTATTACAGGAAATCAAATTGTTACAATTCCTTTAGATGTACAAACTTTTTACATTTTAAAAAATTCAACTTCTGGTTCTTACACAGTACAATTTAAATATACGTCTGGATCAGGAAATAGTGTCACTTTTTCTGCAACACAAAAATCTACTAAGATAGTTTATGCAGACGCCTCTGATGGAACAAATCCAAATATTTATGAAGTATCAACTGCAAGTGATGTGGTTGATGATACATCTCCACAATTAGGTGGTGATTTAGATACTAATTCTTTTAACATTCTTATTGATGATGATCATGGAATTAGAGACGAAAACGATAACGAACAGATAGTATTTCAAACAACATCTTCAGCTGTAAACCAGTTAGAAGTTACAAACGCAGCAACAGGTAACGATCCTAAATTAGCTGCTGCTGGTGGTGACTCAAATATAGATTTAGCTTTGGCACCAAAAGGATCTGGTGAAATTGTTGTTGGAACAGGATCAGCTGCATCAACGATTACATCAAGTGGTGCGTATGATTTAATTTTAGATACAAACTCTGGAACCAATTCTGGTACGATTACAATTACAGATGGTGCAAACGGGTCAATTACAGCGACGCCAAACGGAACGGGTGTTGTAGAAATTGGTGGTAATACAAACCCAGGAACTCTACAACTTAACTGCGAAAATAATTCCCACGGAATTAAACTGCAATCTCCCGCCCACTCAAGTTCACAATCTTACACATTAAAGTTCCCTACAGGAAACGTAACAGCAGATAGATTTTTAAAAGTAGACTCAGTAACAGGATCAGGCACAACAGGTGTTGGTCAGTTATCTTTTGCTGAAGTATCTGGTGGAACATCATGGCAAGCTGTTGCAACAACTAACGCAACAATGTCTGCGGGTCTTGGTTATTTTGTAGATACAACTTCAGCAGCGATTACAATGACTTTACCAAGTTCAGCCACAAGAGGAGATGAAATTTCAATAATAGATTACGCAGGTACTTTTGATACTAACAATTTA